GCCAGTGGCGCAACTGGTGGCGCTCGTGGTGGAAAAGGTCGTCGCCGTGGCAAAGGCCCTCGTCGCCGTGAACGAGGGATGGGCGAAGGGATTGCCACAGAGCGAGAACGAGAACAAAGCATGGGCCGAAAAATTGTTAGTGACGGTAAAGAGAGTTTCCGCACTGACATTCTTCCCCCTCAGCGGTTTGTGCGTCGTGGCAAAGAAAGTTTCTCTGTCGGCAGTCTAACGGATGCCCATGTCGCTGACTATGAACGAAGAATGGGGCGAAATGCAAAGCGTCGTGCGGCAAACGAACCAAAGAGAATAAAGCGTGCGATTGAACAGAAAAAGCGCAAAGAGGCAAAAGCGAAAGAAGAAGCACGCCGCAACAGAATTCGTATTCAACGAAAAAACAAGAAACTAAGGTTGCGCAGAGTAAAGCGCAGGTAATTCTATGGCTACTCACATAGACGACATTCCGAATCCGTTTTATTGCTATGTGCAAAACGAATTTCTCTACGACCATCAGGAAGGATTTGGGAAATACACGCAATGTCTTGTCTATGGCTTGTCTTCGCTTCCTTCTCGTGCTTGGGGTTTGTCAATCTTGCTTGAAAACGGTGCGCTAGTTCAGCACATACCATTGCACGCTCTTACTACTGAGAATCCAGCAATTCACGACCATCCGCTTGACCATCTCCAAGTTTGGTCATGTTATGGATGGGATTTCGTCACACACGAGTACGATGCCCTGTCCGAAATGCCAGTTCGTGTCTATTTGAAGAGCGGTGTTTGGGAAAACGGCAGATATCTATTCACTGCCGCACCATACAACGACCTTTATTCAAGAGCGCCAGACCAGCACAAACACTTCAATTTTGTTGAACTGGATTGCGGAAGAATCGGCGCATGGCCTGGAAATCGTATGCTTTTTCACGACTCTTCATTCATGGACATTGCTTCAGAACGCCCGAAATACCGCACAAATACAAAATTTTGGTATGTTGAGAACATAGACGACGATGCCGAATTTGATTCAACCATTGACCCGAATCATTCGTTGTAAAATCTGTAAAAACGAGTTGCACAACCGCCATTGCGCATTGTATGTTGGATTCTCACATGAGCAAAACAGGCAACAGATTGACTGACATGGAATTTGACGAAGTTTCACTCGTCACCCGACCAGCCAACCAGTTGAGCAAAGTTGTTCTATTCAAAAGCGATGAACCCATTTCGGAGGATGCAGTGAGTACGGAAGCAGAAGTCGTGACCGAAGAGCAGGAAGAAATTGCCAAGGGCAAGAAGATGAAGAAGGGCAAGAAAGAAATGCCCGCTTTCCTGAAAGAGAAGATGGAAAAAGAAGAAGAAGACGACGAAGACGAAGAGATGGAAAAGGAATACGACGAAGAAGACGATGAAGACGAAATGCCCATGAAGAAGGGCAAAGGCAAGATGAAGAAGGATGACGAAGGCGAGATTGAAATTCCTGCCGAAGTCTACGACTACATTGAAACGCTTGAAGCGGCGAATGCCGAACTCGTGGACACCGTTTCCAAGTTGGCTGAAAAAGTTGATGCCATTGAAGACGAGAAGGAAGAAGTCCTGAAGTCGGCTGACCCGAAACTGGTCGCCATCGTCAAGGGCTTGGAAGAGCGTGCCAGTGCCGCAGAAGCGATTGCCAAGGCAGAGCGTGACCATCGCATGACGCAGGAATATGTGTCAAAGGCGGCGACTCTCAGCCACCTGCCAGTCAAGGCGGTTGAATTCGGTTCGGTGTTGAAGGATGCCGCAGAATCGCTGAGCGAAGAAGCGTTCAATGCAATCTGGCAGGTTCTTTCGGCGGCGAACGCCAACCTTTCCAAGTCAGGACTCTTCAACGAAATCGGCAAGTCTTCATCGTTTGACAACGACGGGCCGATGTCGGTGATTGAGAAAGCGGCGGCGGCATTGCGTCAGTCAAATCCGTTGCTCACCAAAGAGCAGTCAATCGCTAAGGCGGTTGAAGCAGACGCAAACCTGTACAAGCAATATGTCAATGAGAGGAAATAATTAGTCATGGCGTACAAGGGTTCACAACCATTCAAAATCACTTTGGAGGCAGGTGCAGACTTGTCGGCAAAGCAATACTTCTTCGTGAAGTTGGATGCCAACGGTAAGGCAGTCTCTTGCTCAGCCGCCACCGACAAGCCAGTTGGCGTTCTCCAGAACAAGCCAACTTCGGGTCAGGCGGCAGAAATTGTCGTCGTGGGTCTGACGAAGGTTTCTTCGGATGCGGCGCTGACAATCGGCGCTCTCATCGGCACCAGCGCAGATGGTCAGGCAGATGCCAAGACTCCAGGCAGCGACACCACTGAATTCGTTGTCGGCACTGTTCTCACCACGACTGGTGCGGCAGATGTCATCGGTTCGGTTCTCGTAAATTGCGCTAATCCGCACAGAGCAGCCTAAGTCAAAGAAAGAAATAGGAGAAAAAGAAAATGGCACAGCCAACTTCCTCAGATGTTCATGTTGATGCGATTCTGACCAACATCAGCGTTGCATACATTCAAGAGCAGGCGGCGTATGTCGCCACCAAAATCTTCCCGACTGTTCCAGTTGAGAAGCAGAGCGATAAGTATTTCATCTACAGCAAGGGCGACTGGTTCCGTGACGAAGCACAACTTCGTGCGCCAGCCACCGAGTCGGCAGGTTCGGGCTACTCGCTCAGCACCGCCACCTACAGCGCTGATGTGTACGCATTCCATAAGGATGTGGATGACCAAGTGCGTGCAAATGCGGATGCGCCTCTCAACCCAGACCGTGATGCCACGACCTTCGTGACACAGCGAATGCTTCTCCGCCAAGAAGTTCAGTGGGCGGCAGACTTCTTCACCACTGGCGTGTGGGCGACTGATACGACCCCGACGAACCTGTGGAGTGACTACACAGCGTCAGACCCGATTGGCGATGTGGAGACTGGAAAAGCCACCATGCTGAACAGCACTGGCTATCTTCCGAACACGCTCGTCATGGGTTACGATGTGTTCCGTCAGTTGCGCAACCATCCAGACATCGTAGACCGTGTGAAATACACAAGCGCTGAGAATGTCACGGAAGACATTCTTGCCCGATTCTTCGGTGTGGAAAAAATCCTTGTCGCTCGTTCAATCAAGAACAGTGGTGCGGAAGGTGCGGCAAACAGTTTCGCCAGTATCTACGGCAAGAATGCGGCGCTCTACTATGTGGCACCGTCACCTGGCCTGCTCACTCCTTCGGCTGGCTACACTTTCGCATGGCGTGGCGTGTCGGATGGAATGGGTGCGAACATCGGCATCACCCGATTCCGTATGCCAGAACTCCGTGCAGACCGCATTGAAGCACAGATGTCGTGGGATAACAAAGTTATCGCATCAGACCTTGGCTACTTCTTCTCGGCTTGCGTAGCCTAGTCCAACTTCTCTCCCTGAAAGGAGAAAACAAATGAACTTGTTCTCTAAGGGCAGGGGTTTAGTTGGTGCGTTGCGCACAGAAGGCGTAGTCGCATCAAAAACTTCTACCAAGAAGGCGACAGTCACAACTCTGACGGATGCCAACCAAACTTTGACAGCCGCTCAGGTTGTCACCAATGGTGGATTGTTTGTCGGCACCCCGACTGCTACTCGTGCAATCACGATTCCAACTGGAACACTCACGGCTGGGGCGCTATCGGGTTATGCAACTGGCGACACTTTTGAAGTCAATGTAATCAATTTGGCTTCAGCCACACACGCTCTGACTATCACTGCCGCCACTGGCGCAACCATCGTTGGTAGCGCAACCGTGTCTGCGGCGACTTCGGCAACATTCCGAGTCCGTGTTTCGGCAACGAACACGGTAGTTTGGTATCGGGTAGCGTAATTCAACCAATCAGAAAGTGACCTCTTGTGTCCGTCAAAGACCCGCTAATTGAGTCGGTGAAGCCAAAGACAAACTGGTTCGTAGTTCTACGCCCTTTTGATGGCAATGGCGTGAAGTATGTTCGTGGAGAAGTAGTCAGCGTTGAAGGCTGGAGACACACATCCATGCTGGAACAACGCCGATACATTGCACCACTGCCATACGGTGCCGAAGTTCCAGAAGAGTCCGAAGTGGCTGGTGTCAAACGCAGGATGATTACCGTTGCGCAAGAAACAGAGCCAAAGAAGCGCAAGCGTTCTTAGGGCTTGATGCCATCGTTTAGAATGGCGCAAGGAGTGTGCAATGACTTGGAGTTATTCGGGCAACCCTTCAAACTCAACTCAGGATGCCGTTCGTTTTCTTGTCGGTGATACCGATACCAACGACCAACTAATCAGCAACGAAGAAATCGCATACTTCGTTTCGGAGTTCAATAACGCTAGGCGTTCGGCATCGGAAGCGGCTCGTGCTATTGCCGCCAAGTACGCACGGTTGATGAATCGTTCAATCGGTGGACTCAGTGCAGATTTTTCGGCAAAGTATCGGCAGTACCTTGAACTAGCCGACAGCCTGTTGAGCAAAGAAGAAATGAAGCCAGTGGCGTTGTTCATTTCTGGCTACACCAAGAGTGCGAAGGAAGCGGTTGAACTTGACAGTGACCGTGAATCCACATTCTCTCGCAAGGGAATCATGGACAACAAGCGTTCTTATCCATCGGATGACGCTTCTCCATACCGTGACTTGGCATGATTCGGGCATGACGCTGGCATGACGATTGACAGGCAGTTGCTCACATTCATGCCGCATACGGTGACGATTGCACCATACACGGCGAAGAATAACTACGGCGAAGATACTTACACTGCGACTCGTACCGCCAGTGCATATGTTGAACCCGACAAACAGATGCAGGATGGCACGCAGATTGACCAAGAAACACGCTCAAAAACTGCGTACATCAGCGACACCAGCATCACGCTACGAGACAAGATAACGCTTCCTGATGGTTCAACGCCGAACATCACAAGCGTAACGATTCATACAGAGGTGGCAGGTCTTGAACACACCATGGTGACATTCGCATGAAGACGGAAATTTACATCAAGAAGATAAAGAACGAGTTGCCACAAGTTTCAAAGGCAACGGTTCAGGATGTGGCAAACGAATTGTTTTACGAAGGCGAGAGCATAATGACTGCGGCGAAAACGCTGTATGTTCCAGTCGTCACTGGCGCTCTACGCAATAGCGGAACGGTCAAGCGACCAGAAATCACCAAGGACAAAGTTACGGTTACTCTTGCATTCGGAAACGATGCCGCACCATACGCCGCAATAGTTCACGAATATCCGAAGAGTTACGGTCAAAAGAAAAACAAGTATCTAATCACGCCGACCATGGTGGCGGTCAAAGGGATGGCGAGCAGGATTGCTTCCAGACTGAAGCGCAGGCTCGGTGAGTAATGTCGGTGCTGGAAGACCTTGGCGGCTACCTTGATGCGCAAACTGGAAGCCTGACACTAGGCACGAATCTCTTTTACGGCTTGATGCCAGAAACCGTGGATAATGTCGTCGCCCTGTTTGAGAACGCTGGTGCGCCACCGAACTTCACCATGGGAAGCGTCAATCTTCCGCAGATGGAACGCCCTCAACTTCAGGTTCTGTTGCGGAACACTTCGTATTCAAGCGGTAGAACTCTTGCCGACACTGTGTACCGCATCCTTACTGCCATTGCGAATCAGACAATCAATACAAATAGTTATCTCAGGGTAGAAGCGCTTGGAATGCCACAGGTTCTGGAGAGAGATGCCAGCAAGCGTGTCGTTTTCACCATGAACTTTGATGTGGTACGACTCCTTGCCGTAGCGCCGTGACCACGCCGAACCCCTACGGTGAAGGGGCAACGAAAGACGAGAAGCCTAGGTGCTGGCGATGCGGTAAATTACTGGCAGAAACATTGACTAGACCATGGGTAATCGCCTGCACTCGTTGCAAAGCCAAGAACACCAAAGAATGACTTGATATTCGCAGTTTGTTGCGAGTACGGTATTACCACAACTTTATTTCGTGTCTTAGTGACCTCGGATTGACTGCCATCGTGCGCTCGTCGCCCCAGTCCTTGCGATGACGCTACGGCATTGGAGGACAACGATGGCAACTTACAAGGCACTTACAGGGCTTGATTACGGCAAGCCTTCTAAGCGTGTTGAGGCAGGCGAACTTGTTAGCGACCTACCACCTGCGGCGGTCAAGTGGCTTCTGGAACAGAACCTGATTGAGTTGTCAAGCGGAAAGTCGGCATCAGCGCCTGTCTCGAAAGGGGATGATAAATAATGGCTTTCATTCACGGTAAGAGTGCAATCATTCTGCATAACGAGTTTGACCTGTCTTCGTTTTTCAATGATGCCAGCACCAGTCGTTCGGTAGAAACGGCAGAGACAACTGCTTTCGGAAGTTCGGCAAAGTCGTACATCACTGGACTACAAGACGGAACCATCAGCCTGAGTGGAATGTTTGACGGTGCCGCCAATGCGATTGACGCAGAGATGACCGACATCATCGGTAGCGATAGTGGTGGCATTCTTACCATCGCAGTCGGTGGAAGTCTTGCAGTTAGCCAGCGAGTCATTTCGGCGCTGGGCGACCTGACTTCATACGAAGTGTCGGCACCAGTCGGTGATGTCGTTGCCGCCAACGCAGAGTTTCAGGTGGATGGCGGTGTCGGCAATGCGATTTCTTTGCACGCTCTCAGTGCAGAAACGGCGACTGGCACCAGTTCCAGCCATGACGGTACGACATCAAGCGCAAACGGTGGCGTTGCTCAACTTCATGTCACGGCGAACACGATGGACAACAACATGGTTTTCAAGGTTCAGCACTCGTCGGACAACTCGACCTTTGCCGACCTTGCCACATTCACGACAGTTGCCACTACGGTGAAGACTGCCGAAAGAGTTACGGTAGCAAGTGGAACTACCGTGAACCGCTATCTCCGTTGCAGTTTCACTGCTTCGGGGTCGGGAAGCGTAACCTTCCATATCAACTTTGCCAGACGATAAGGAGAACTAATCATGGCATTCGTACACGGTAAATCAGCAGTCTTCAAACTGGATAATGCTTCGGGGTCACTCGTTGATTATTCGGCGTTCTTGGATGACATTTCGTTTCCAAGAAGCATTGAAACGGCGGAGACAACGACTTTCGGAAGTTCCGCAAAGTCATACATCACAGGCTTGACGGATGCGACAGTCTCGCTTTCGGGCAAGTTTGACGCTACGGCGGATTCCACCATCGCCGCAGTCGTCGGGCAGTCGGCAACGCTCACCTTTGAATACGGCCCCGAAGGTTCGGCAAGTGGCAAGGTCAAATACACTGGCGAGTGCATCATAACTTCCTACGAAGTTGGTGCTACAGTGGGAGATGCTGTGACTGCGAGTGTTGAACTGCAAGTTTCGGGTGCAATTACTCGTACCACATTCTAACAACCACTAACAAACAGGAGATAACCGTGTCCTTGCGTGACCGAATCCTTCAAGCGAAAGACATCCAAAGCCATTCACTGCAAGTTGAGCAGTGGAATGCGGCGTTGGAAATCCGCACGATGACTGCCGTTGAGCGCAGTCGTCTTGTGGCATCATGCACCAAGCCAGATGGAACAGTGGATATGGAGAAAATGTATCCACTGCTTCTTATCGCCGCCGTGTACGACCCTGAAAACGGCGAGAAGGTCTTCACCACAGAAGACATTCCAGCGTTGCAGGAAAAGTCGGCAGCAGCGATTGAGTTGGTTGCGCAGAAGGTCATGGAAGTCTCTGGTATGACACCCAAAGCAGTTGATGT